GTTTTGTTTTGCTTCGGAGATGCGACGTACTGTGTCTCCGATCCTGGGGTCGCAAGACCCCGGTAGGCCCGCGCGCCGTTCTGGGCGCCGCGGGCAGAAGGGTGGCTCCCAACCTGCCAAAGCGGGTGTCAGCCAGCGAGACAGGGCGAAAGTCCTAGGGGTAGGCCCCGAAAAGTCCCCCTCGAAGCAGTATTCTCACTCTTCTGCGCGGGAACATTCTAGTGACGCTACGGCTGATTTGAATGTTTCTGATAGTTTTGATGAGGATCCTACTTCGAGCCCTAGCAACATGGAGAGTTCCAGTTGCTTATCTTGCTCTGCGGATGGACCGGTGGAGCAGGAAGAAATCCTCGTGGTTGAAGAGCAATGTGGTTCAACCAGTCACGCCGGTTCTAGTTCCAAGAACCGGCGTAAGCACCAGGCCGCCACTAAAATGGGGACTCGCGAGGCGAAGTCCCGTGGCTTGATGCAGAACAGTGCCCTTACTGCTTTGGCTGGGGCGCTGGGTGCACGTGACGCTGCCCGCGAAAAAGAGGAGGAAGAGAATCCGCGTGAGCAGTTTTTGGAGAACATTGTGAAAATGAAATTCCAATCTGAGCGTTCTTTAGCCTGGATTTTGGGAACTTTGTTCTTCGATGGGTCGGTGCACACCCACTCTAGCGTTGTTCGCGGTTTGCTGCAACGTTTCAGGGAGAGTGGGTATGAGATGAACCTTGATGCCCGTCCTCAGGTCATCATAGGTCAATGTGATTGTCCTTTCGATCACGAACCTTGGGTCATTGCCCCAAGTTATTTGGATCCCGAACATCCGGTGCCTTTTTATGACATGATGTTTTCGATTGAATCAGCGCGTGCTTACCCCAACACTATCTTTTGTGATGCAGATCATACGGTTCTGTGTCCCAATGGAGTAGGGGAGAGGTACATTTCTGACAATCGTTGTTCTTGGCGTCCGATTGAACGTACTGCTGCGTCTCATGTTTTTCCACTGCTCAATGAATCTGTTTTTGATCAGGGGTTGTTCTATGATGCGGCTATACGCAGTTTGATCAAGCCGACTCGTGTATTTTCTGAAGTCACGTTTGCTAGTGCAGTCCAGACGATTTTGGCATCTGCTGTTCGTCCGTCTTATGTCATGCATAATCCTTATTACCTCAATCAAGCTGTTCTTGCCTGTTATGATGAAAATGCTATCTTTTATCGTGATAGGTGTGCTTATGGAGATAGAAGGTATGGTTATGATGACAAGATGTTAGAGACCGTTAGCGGTAATTCTGTGGGATCTAAAGGGGTGTCTTTGTCTTTTATGCTCGAGACTTATGACATCAGGGTTAGACCTTTTGCTCAAGATTGTCGTCGCTTGGCCGAAGAAGTTTTGGTTGAGTTAGCCGTTGAGGCCGACAATATAATTGAGCGTTATTTCCCCGATGATGATGATGATGACGATGGAAGTCTTCCATCTGTCGAGGAAGTTGGTTCTTCTCATTCAGGTTCTGATGCTCCTGATCCTGGATCTTCTGGTGATGGCGCTGTTGCGCCTCCTGAATGCCCCAAGGGCCTTGAGGCCAGCGGGGGTTCACTCCCAGAAGTGTCGAAAGAGGAGGAGAATATTCAGCTTGATTTCTTTGAAGCTTTGCAAGTTGAATATTCAGGGGATCCGGACGACGATGATCAAGATTTCCTGGACCGCATTGACCGAGTTTTTAAGCGTTCTCAAACTTGGTTGGATGGTTGTGTCCGGGCTTGTATTCCTAAAGTTCCTTATGCGGTGACTGTTTTGGCTGCTGGGGCTCATCGTCATTTTAAGGACTCTTATGTCCTTCCGGGGTTGACATTGCGCAACCTCGATGATTATTCGGATCTCTTTGCGGAGATTAAAAATCGTGATTTGTTGGATAGAGGTTTGATGATTGCCATGAATACTAATTTGGTGAATCGTCGGGGTTTCCATCAGGACATGTGGTTGTTGGGTGAGAGTATCACTCATGCTCAGGCTGGTTTCACGGCTGGCCCGATGTGTGTCACCTGGCAAGAAACTCATGAGCATACTGAAGAAGGGTTGATTCCTTTCTATCAGTATGGGTTGTCCTTGCCCTATGATGAATCCAGGATAGAGATTATTGTCCAGGATGAATCCCCCATTCCAATTTCTGCCCATTCTGAAGTTTTCTATGGGCTTTATCTCCGCAAATGCCGCACTTACGGCCAGGACTATGCTTTAGTGGCTTTGAAGCGTCGTCTTGGTCGTTCTGTTGCTGAGGGCAAAAGGCCTGTTCAGAAGGCTTTTGCCCACTTCTGTTCAACTGTTCATTTCCCCTCGTTGGATGTGGAGCATGAAGATGGGGTTGTTGATGAGGCGGTTTACCGCTCTTATCTTGATAAGATGCCTGCGCCTAGTAGAGACAAGCATTGGTCTTATTTTCTCGAGCGGCAGCGTGTTAATTCCAATTTGGAACCCCCTCGTTTCAGTGCTTTCTTTGTCAAGTTTGATGAGGTTTTGATTGATGCTAAAGGTCGTTTGATCATCAATCCCTCTCCTTGGCTGTTTTACAGTCTGGTTGTTTGGACAACCGCTGTTAAGAAGGCGCTGAAGCGGAACATGTTTCACTTGGTTTATGCCAATAAGTCCCGTGAGGTGTTCTTCACTTATGGGGCTGATTTGGACAGTGCTCTTAAATCGTTGTGGTTCACTCGTGCTGTGGAGAAAATTGTGGCTGCTTCTTTCCCTACCTTTTGCGTCTTGGTGGGTGGAGATGATAATCTCTGCCTCTTTGGTTGCAATGGTGAGGTTCATTCTTGGGAGAGTGATGTTAGTGCTTGTGATCAGAGCCATAACCGTCATTTGGTCGAACCCATGTTAGATGTTTTTGCTGACATGGGGGTTAGCTCTGAGGCTCTTGAAGTTTGGAGGGCCAGTTATTTGACCCCTCTAAAAGGGAAGAAGCGCTATGAGGTCCATTTTAAGAAGTATCAGCTGCATACGGGTGATCCCCACACCTCTCTTTGTAACACTTTCCTCGTTGGTTTGATGGCCATTTATTTTTGTGTCCATAATCCAGACCTCTCTGGGTTAAATTTTGTGGCTTGGACATCAAAGATGGCCAACAAACTTGGGATGGAATGGAAAGTTCAGTTTAATGACAATCCTTTGGATTCCACTTTTCATAAGGGTTTCTGGGTGCCCTGCGCCCATGAGGCCTATGGTTTCCAATGGTTGCCATTGCCTTCATGCATTTGGAAAGCGATGAAGATTCGTACTGACAGTTATGTCGGTCATCGAGAGTTGCTGATGCGTTTGGCCTTTAATCAATATCAACGTGTTGTGGCCCCCAATTGCATGCTGGTTAGAGAGATGTGTCGCCGCCAATTTGAGTATATTTTCACCAAGTTGGATCTGTTTCATTTTGCCCAAGCTCGAAAAGAGGGCATTTTGGATCGCGATATCAATATTGTTGAATTCGTGGAGTCGGTTTGGCAAAAACAAGGTTCCAGTTTTCAGCGTTATCGCGAAAAACAACAGATTGGCAAGGGTGGGGATTTGGCTCTAGAGACGGCCATGGATTGGGAACAAGAGCCCTGGTGGGATTTGGACGCTGAGAGAGATTTTTGTCTCCGTCGCTATGGTTCCGGCACTGATGATTTTAGAGCCTTTTGCGACAGTTGGACGGGAGAGTTCGGGATTTTCGTCGGTCTTGATTTTGAGAGGATGATTATCCGCGATTATGGGGTGGATGGGGAAGGTTTTGAAGCGCGCTGTGAGGAAGAGCTTCTCTTGGTGCGCGAGGATGATGAGTTTTGAGGGAGAATTTTGTATAGGGGTATACCCATTAATTTATTCCTTTCCTTTGACCATTCTTTATTTTCATTTCTTTCTCTATTTATCCTGTTTGGTTTTCTTTTCTTCTTTTACCACAGGAACCTTGCCTCTACCAGGTTTCGAGTTAAAAATATCATATTTAACTCTTGTGACATCTTTCATTTTACATATCTATTCCCGATTACTCGTGAATATTGTGGATATGGCTGAAAAGTTTGTTATGCTTAAGGTTCCG